ACCATATCAGTCGAATTTTAGTGATATCGGCAAAATCAGGTTTAATTACTAAGTATTCCAAACTATTTACAATAGATATAGTAAATAGATAGATGAATAGTGGACTCATTTACTCAAAGACCGGATTTGCCCGGCGAGATCTACGATATTGAATCGCTAATCGAGGCTGCGAGTAAATTATCTCCGACAAGTACGGAAAGAAGGGATATTCAACGCTCACGTGCTGCAAGGCGCGGTGAATCTGAGCAAGATTTTCTCAAAAGGTATAAGTCAGCGTATGGTGAAGACTTTAATCAAGATTATGACAAGGAGCTTGGATATAAAGTTTTGGATAACACTGATCCAGCCTTTCAGCAAGGTGAAGATCGACCAATTACAAAGCAAGAGCAGTTTCAATTAGATCAGTCAGGTCGTAAGGAGTTTGGAAGCAAGACCAACCAGGACAAATTCAAAGTATTGAGTCGAGTAGGTCCTCCAGTGTTTGGAGAGCGTGGAATATTTGGTAATTTTGATAAGAGAACCGGGCAGAAGAAATATGACGACGATTTTACAAATTATTCGTCTGAAACTAACAAGGCCCATTCAAATGAGGCATTAAAGCGCCTCGAAAGTATGTATCCTGGTGCATTACAAGCGCAGAGTGGAAACCCAGAGGTAGATGCGCTTGCTACTCGTCTATTGGTCCAAGCGTATCCAGAAATAGCCTTACAACGGGAAAGGGAAGAAGGTCAAAGGCAACGTGCTCAGTCAGAACGTGAAAGTGTCAATCTTATTACGGCACTACGGCAGGAATTACAGGAAAGGCCAGTGGTTTCGACAGGTCTCAGTGATCTGCCCGACTTTGTCCGTGCTCAAGACTTGGGAGCTACCTATGAGCCTGCAAGATTTAGACCGCAGTACTTAGATCCAACAGAAGCAATGGCTGCTGGTCCAGCCCCGTCGCAGGATTCTCCGACAAACATTCCTGTAGGAAAAGTCAGGCCATGGGTGCTTGAGAGAATGTTATACGGAAACGATATGTTTGACCCGATCGTAGAGAAACCTAATTTCGAAGGTGTAGCCATTCAAAGTCAATTAAACAGGTTGCAAAGCGGGCTGCAAGGTTTAGTTGCTCAATCTGATTATAAGCTCAATCCTGCGTTGCAAAGGATTGCGGATACAGGACCAAGAAGTATGGCCGAAGTCCAATATTTATTAGATAAAACGTTTGAGATTAATGAGAGTCTTCCAAAGCCTAAGAAGGCTGTAAAACCCAACGGTAATGGTAAGAAGCAAGTGCCATCATCCGCAAAGGGTGTAGATGAAGCGCTCTCACTGCTTGGTATCAAGACAGCTATCCCAAATCTTGCACAAGCCCTCTATATGCTTAATGAGGCGCAACGGCCACGGGTGACTGCAACAAGTGGTGGGCAACCAGTAACCACTGACGCAACTTTGCGCTACATCAGGCGTGACAATTTACCGAAACAGACGACAGTAGATATAGAAGGTAATTCTTTGCCTCTTAATAGGTTTGGAAGAACGCCTGTTAAATCTGCTCCAAGAATGAATTCCTATGGTGTTCCTGTGGCTGCTAACTTTAGGTTGGCTGCGTACAAAGCAGGCGAGCCGACTGCAGGTGCTGCCTTGACCGGTGAAGTAATGCAGCCGGGTCAGGATGCCTTCCTTCGTCGAATGGCTAATTCGTTAGAGGGTCCACTTGGTTATCCAATTCCTAAGACAGGTGAAAGGTATAGCCGTCCAGGACTAAAAGTTGAAAGGGATGGAAGTCGCAGTGGGACGATCATTACAAATCCACTAAAGATGCGCTTAGATATGCTGGCTAAGGGACAGGGTCAGTACTACGACACTTCTCTTGGCATTCGAAGGTCTCATGCGCAAATTCTCAAGGAGCGTGGTGAACGGGATCGAAATACTCCAACGGATGCGCTAGGCATGATCAAGGACTATTCAGCATATGAGTCAGATGCCCCATATGCAGAGTCTCAAAGGCAGCGAGATATGGATAGCTATTTAGAGCCCATCATCGAGCGTGCAGCATATGGAACAGGTACAACGACTGGCATGGGCGGTTATACAACGACTGTCGGCAGGACTGCGGGACTACAAGCAGCTGCACCTGCTCTGATGCGGCCTCGAATGCTAAATCCAGAAACCGGTAAACCGTTCAATCCACCTTCGGGTTTCGGTGGTAGGGCAAGAAGAGGTATTCCAACTGTCCGTGGTGGCCGGATCCCACGGATGGGTGGCCTTGGATATTAATACAATAGAAACTACAGGAGGTAACTATGAATAAGCTAAACATCTCGCCAGAACTGATCCGGGCTGGTCGACAACAGCAAGCACAGCTCGAAGCTCAGGAAGGCGTCATCAGTCTTCAGAACGGTGCAGCTACTCCGACTGCTGGTGCTAACTCAATGAATCGCGGACAGCGCATGGCTGGTGAGATGGGTGCTCGTGCTCTGGAGCTTCTGAGTTCTCCGGAGGAACAGATGCGTACTGAGAATTGGAATGCCAGGTTTGCATCTACTCCTACGGGAATGCAATTCTTTGGTGCACCTACAATGGTATAAGAGGTATAGAAATTAATCATGCCAGCACCGGTAGCAGCGTTAGGACTTAAAGCAGCTCTAGGGGCGCTGATGAAAGCTGTGGGAACGAAAGCAGCAGGTAAGGCTGCAGCAGCATCTGTTATTCGTCCTGCTCTTCAAAATGTAGGACGAGCTGCCGGACAGAGGATGCTCCAGGCCGGACTGACGAAAGGAGAGATAGCAAGATCGTTAGGAATAGACGCTGCCTTTTCAGCTTTTTACGGTCTAGGGATGCCTGGTGATTTAGCGGACAAAGGTATTCAGTTAGGTTCTGACACAATGTTGTCGGTACTTCCTGGTTTAGGTGGTCGTTTCGCTTTGGGTAAGCGAGCTCTAAATAAAGCTGGTAATTATTCTAATGCCGCATGGGCTGCTGAGATCGCTGGACCACCACTCGGTTTCGGATTAGGTACTCCGCTAGTAACAAATCCAGTGCTGCGAGCAAAGGATAGCTTGGGAGGAGGACTTGGTGAGACACCGTACGAACGAATGGATAGACAGTACTACGAGCAACTACTTGCTCAGTTACAGCAGAAGTATCCCGGCATGACGATGCAGGACCTGATGGGTATGGGCTGATGTCGCAACTAGACCAGGCGCTCAGTGCGCTAAGAGATTTCAGGGACGCCGCCTCCTATTCATACGGCTTTGGTAGGGAGGATTGGCGCAGGCTTAATGAGCGGGATCTGCTTTCACAAGGCAGGGACAGGGATGGCACCCGGTTCAATCAGGTGATGAACACGTCTCCTGTACTGGAGACTGTCAGGCAGTTACGCCCTAATTCAGAGAAGCGCCAGAGACGTGGTGTTCTCGCTGAAGAGATCGGTATGGGGATGCCAACCGGAAGAGCTAGTAAGGCAGGCACTGTTACTGGTCGATTAGCTGCAGACCTGACTCAGGATGGGTTGCGTTCGATCTGGTGGCTGGTCAACGCACCGCAGGCAGTCGTCAACATTGCTAACGAGGCGATTCTCAATAAGTCGAATCCGAGCCTGTGGGATGCATCCTTCATGCGCGACAGTAAAGGCAACATGCTTGAGGCCTCCAATAGGCCTGAGGATATTGATCGAGCTGTTGAGTACGGTGCGATCCGTCCCAGCATGCTTGGTGATAGTGCACGGATGCCAGGTGTCTCGACCAGACAGGTAGGAGACAAGAGCTATTACATCCGACGTAATAAGCGGCCAGGCTTTGTGTCCGCCTTGGACATCATGCCGGGTGTTGCGATCAACGCTGGCATGGGACTGCTGACCCCATTCGGTGGCATGCAGGGGTATGAGGCAGCCTTGCCTAGCGATGCGGATCCGAGCAGGACTTCGAACGTGATCGGCGAGATCGGTGCGAAGTACATCCTCGGCAGGACTGGGAACCTGTTGCCGTATGACGAGTTCGTCAAGGTCAGGCCAGATGTATCGCGTGAAGAGTACAACCGGTACAAGGCATTCAAGTGGGACAAGAGCCTGGACCTGGACCCCAGGGACGGAGACGTGACACTTCCGACTGGTGTTGCCAAGTTCACGACAGAAGGTATCCACGGCCCTGAGCTCCAGTTCCTCGGCAGGAGTATTCCACTGGCCACGTCTCTACTCCCTGTGGCTACCTCGATTGCTGGCGGCGCTATGGGCGTGCGTCCTCGCAAGGGCGATAACCCCGTAAGCAGTCCACACGTACGTCGTGGGTTTATCGGAAGTGCAATCGGCCTAGGCGTTGGTATGGCCGCCGGTAACTTGATTGAAGCCGAACGACGTCGCAGGAACATGCGAGAGAATGTCGCTAAGACTGAACCACTAGATCCAGAAAGTGCATACGGTGCATATTGATAGACTATAGATAAAGGCGGAATTGTTATGGCAATTGGACGTTATGCTGGTATTGCCGGTATTGAGGATTTTATTAATGCTGGTGAGCCTACTGATTATTATGACATGTACCTAAATGCAGGTAACAGGTTAAGTGCCCTAGATAATTTAGCTACTAGTACTGAAGGCGCAATGGCCGCTAACGCAATCAATGCTCTTGGGGGCTACTTTAAAGGAATGGGTGAAGCAGCGCTTGCCAAAGCTAAGTATGGGAAAGAGACACCGAATACTTTTAATCAAGTACTCGGTGTTGGCGCTAACCTTGCTGGTCTTGCTAAAGGTTTTGGTGGTGGTGGTCCCGGTATTGGTAAAGGAGCTGAATTTGGCGAGGTTGGAACTACAGGATCTGATCTAGCGGACTTTGGTTATTCAGCCGCTGATGATATAGCGTTCCACGACGGTACTGGAATTGACTACGGATATCTATAAGTATTATTGATAAAATTATGACAGAACCCAGGTAGATAGACATGTCATTTAAACCAGCAGGTTACGGTGGATATCTAAATCTTTCCGACATGTTCCAGGACTCTTATAGAGGACTTGGTCAAGTAGGACCGGCTGCAGGCAACGTAGATACTGCAGCAATCTTTGGTGCGGTTGATAGGGGCAATCCAGGGTCGCAGATGGCGAAGGATATGATCACAGCTGCTGCCGCAAGGGAAGCCACTAAGATGGGTGTTGAATCTGGTGCATATAACGCCGCAACGAATGCTTTTAAGGACTTCACAGTAGCTCAAGCGATGCAAGATGCTGTAAAGCCAAAGGAGGCAAAATTTAATGTCGGCCAAGGTATTATGGATGTCGTCAAGATTGGAATTGGACTTGCCGCGCTGTCAGACAAACGTCTGAAGAATTCGATTAAGGAGTTGGATGAGTCACTAGATCTGCTGCGTGAACTGAGGCCAGTCACCTATTACTACAACAAGGAGTCAGGTGAAGATACAACGCGCATGCACTATGGCTTCATTGCCCAGGAGTACAACAAGGTTCTGCCTGACGCGGTGTACCAGGACTATGAGTCTGGCTACTACAAGATCGATACCACTGATGTCATCGCTCTGCTTGTCTCTGCAGTGCAGCAGTTAGAGGGACGCTTGGAAGAGCTTGAGAATTATAATTATCGTCTGTGAATTGATTTGTACAATAAGAGTATCGAGTAATAAGCGTTATGGCACCAGAGAGAATTACGACACCATATCAAGCGACGATTGGGGATTGGTTACAGCAGTTTTTACCAACTGACCCTACTGATGCGGTCAACGCTGCTATTGTAGCGGATGAATCTGTATTATATGATTTTGATAAGTTCAAGGCTAATCTTCCTTGGTACATCAGAAATACGAATAGCGACGAAGAATTAAAATATATGCTGCAGGAGCGTCGTGATCCTGTTGTGTTAAAACGATTTAATGAGATTTATGATAGATATCCAATGGGAGTTGCAGATTACTTGGATAAAAGAGTTAAAGATCAGAGTTATGAAGAATATGTCAAGCGGAATCCAGGTCAATTATCAAGAATTAGAGGTGGAGCCCATCGTCTAGAGAAGGAATATGTTCCACCGGCACAAAGAGCCGCAATGGAGAGAGGTAAAGCAGCTGATTCACGCGCCTTGTTAGAGCTTGCTTTATCGCAGGCAGGACTTACTGAGGATAGAGCTTATCGAGAGAAAGAAGCTGAAGCACGTAGACAAGAAGCAGCTAGAGATAGAAGCCTACAATTTGATCTTGAAAGTCTTAAGTCCCGTACCGCTGCATCTACAGCAGATCGACAAGCAGAGGCAAATTTAAACTATGCAAGAGAGATTAATAGAGCTAGAAAAGAGATGTATGGGCTTGAGAGCGCAGACTTTCAAAAAGAGCGTAATAGGCAACTGATCATGGACGGTTTGGATATGCTTAGGGGAATGTTTTAGAATCCATATTGACCCATAAGGTCGTATAGATCTCCACCTGGCATCATTCTTGCAGCGCCTTTTCTGGCTGACATATTGTTTATATCCTCCTTGTCTAGATCAGCATTAGGATTACCTCCGAAAATTGTTTGGTAAGCCTTCTGTATACCCATACCGGGCCTATAGCCGCGACCTTGCATCCAGCGCTCTGCAACAGGAAGTTGCTCAGGAATTGTATAGCTTCTATTCGCGTATTTATCCATATCCAGGCCTGATTCTATGCGCTCAGAGTCACCAAATTGAATAAGTCCATAGTGGCCAAGTTTATTAGTTATATTCGGATCGAAGCCGCTTTCTTGATACAGTAGTGCAGCCCAAGATTTCGGATCAAGTTGGAGATTGTTAGCAGATTGAATAATGCTTTGCGTGTCGGTTGGCGACAACATTAATTGGCTTGAAGTATTGGCAACACGTTTTGTGCGTGCTAATTCTTGGACAGTCGGCTCTGGAGCAAGTTCCGGAAATGCCTTTCTAAAGATCGCCTGCTCCTCGGGACGAAGCTTAGAGAAGATACCACTTATAACCGGATTTTGAATATTACTAGCATTGGTGCTCGGTGCTTCTGTTGGTTGAGTGCCGTACTTTTTCTTAAGAGCTTCAATTTCCTCAGTAAGATCTGGTGCTACCACTACCGGTTCTGGAATGTATTGTTCAGGTCTCTTTGGCTTCATAGCCATCAGTCTGTCTCTCCTTGCTTGCGCTGCAAGTTTTCCAGCCATTCTTTGACGTTCTTGCTCACGGCGTACTTTTCCTTCCTCAATAGCAGCTCTTGCCTTCCCTACACTCACCGCAGCGTGAGCGTTGGTTGCATTGACGACCATGTCTCCTTCGAGCTGTCTAGCCAGAAGCTCGTTCTCCAGATTCGCCATTGCACCAGCACGGGTGATATCTGAATAGTTCGGGCTCCCTGCCTGCACTGCCTGGAGAGTCCTTGCGAAATTATTGTTTGCTTGAGCTGCAGCAACGTAATTCTGAATGCCCATACAAGTCCATCCCAACATTAAAGATAAGAGATAAACCATGACATAACACCATAGTCTCTATTCTCTTTATTCTAATTAATCTGAAAGTTATAATTGGGGTAGGCAAGTTAGCGTAAAAATGGCGGAAAGTACAACCACACCTACAGTTAAGAAGAATAATGCCACCTCGTATTTATCTGACGAGATGGATGGTGTTGGATATGGATTGACATCCGCTGATAGCACAAGCACTTCTGCAACGAACCCTAACAATCCAAATCAAGAGGTAACAGTGTCTCCTGAAAATCCAGTGGCAGACCCAGAAAATGTAGAAGCCGATGACGGTACAAAGATCTATACAGGTCTGTTTAATTTCCAGGATGCTTTTGACAGCGTAAATGCTTGGGATCCTGGTGACGATGAAATGGCTAATGCCGCGCAAGCTGGCATGATGATGGATTATATCCAGAGCGGGATGGATAATCTCGCTGCAAAGGATATGGCATATACCAATTCAGCACTGGCCACTGGTCAGATGATGAATGCTGCAAACTTGGAGATGCGCAACACAGCGCAGACCATGTATGACCAGTTCCAGTACAACACTCGGAATAAGGGTCTGGAATACGACTTACAGAATCAGTTTGCTAATAACCAGGCCAACCGTGACCTCAACACGATGGCCATGGCTGGTGACATCCAGCAAAATCAGACGCTGCTTGAATCAGAAGCGTCATTGGCCCAGATGGAGGAAGCTGGTTACCAGCAACGTGAGACTGCCGCAGTTCAGGGATATCAAGAGCGTGAGACGCTAAAAGAATCCGGCACGCAGGATATTCTTAGAGCTGATGCCCAGGCAAAAGCACAGGCCTTCGTTACTCAGCAGGAAGGTAAGGAGCAAAGAGCAAATATTGGCCAGCAGAATATCGCTGACATTGCCCTGACTGAGGCTCAGGCACAGAACACAATTGATCAACTCAAGGAGACAGGCGTACAGTCTCGCAAGGGTATGCAGGAGGAAGGCGCTCAGCAGCGCCTTGCTATCCAAGAGCAAGCGGTTGCTGACCTGAACCTGACTACTGCTCAAGGCTCTCAGCAGAGAGCAGCGATGCAAACGCAGGCTGACCAAGACATCCGTCGCATTGATGCCACTGCATTAGCCAGTGAGTACACCACACGTGCTCAGGGCGAGCAAGACCGTGCACTGGAGAAGCAGCGGAGTGACAGGGACCTTGCAAACTTGTCCCAAGGCGGTGTCCAGTCACGCATGAATATTCAGGAGCAGAATATTGCCGACATAAATATGGCGCAGGCGGCTGGAGCACAGCGTCGTCTGGACTATGCAGCCCAGGGAGATACCAACATTCGGACACTTGACGCCAAAGCTCGTGCAGACGCCTATGTGACTCGTGCTGCTGGTGAGCAGTCACGCGAAGGGATCAAGGAGCAGAACATTGCTGACATCCTGTTGGCGGAGACGACTGGTCAGAACACCCTTGACCAGATCTATGCCGGAAGTGACGCCTCTGTTCGGAACATCGGTGCGACTGGCTCCCAGTCTCGTCAGAACATTCAGGAGAAGAATATTGCCGACATCAAGCTGAGTGAGACCCAAGGTGTCCAGGGCAGAAAGACCATCGAAACGACCGGTGATCAAACTCGTCAAAACATCGCCGCGCAGAACCGGGCCGATCGGAGTGTGATCGGTGCCCAGGGCGAGCAGGACGTTCGGAAGATCCGCGCTTCTGGCGACGAGAGCTATCGGATGCAAGACCTTGGTGGTACACAAGCGGTCGAGCAGATCCAGGCACGGGGGACTGAGAACAAAGCATTCCAAAGCCTTGTTGGAGATCAGGCCATTGCACAGATTGGGAAGCGTGGTGAAGTCGAGACGGGTCTGCAGAGCCTGCGGGGTGCTCAGCAGCTTGACCAGATGAAGGAAGGTGGTACTCAGACCCGCCTCACCCTTGGAGCCAAGGGTCGAGAGGATCGCGCTCTACAGGACAACGCTGCACGCATCGAGGCTGCCAAGCGTGCTGACCAGTCCCGGTATTCCAGGGGTCTAGCGAGGTCCTTCTGATGAAGACGACAACCAAATCAGCCAACGGCAAGGTCTATCTCAATAGCGTTGATCAGTGGCTAGATACTTTGCCTGCTGCGGAGGCTGAGAACTTCCAGGAGTTTGCTGAAGTCACACCGTCTATTATTGAGATCTGGGTCTACTCAGGAGTTCTTAATTACCCTGGTAGATTTAATGATATGGCCCGCTGGGTCAAAATGAAGTATAAGAAACTGAACAGACGTGAAATACTTAATAGTGAAATTGCTGCTCTACACGCCGATATACAAGAGCTTAGAATGGCGGTTACCTCTGGTGAAATCAAAGGCAGTGATGGAGCCCAAAGGCTTGCGGCTCTGGAAAAGGAACTTCGTTCACACATTGAAACGAGCGAAAAGATGAATCGCAGTACAGACAAGCGTGGATTGATCCTTGCTGGTGCTGATCGTGTGATGCGTGAGTTGACCAATATTTTCAAGGACGATCCCCAGTTCTCTGAGCCGATTGAGAATGCAGTAAATGCGATATGGGCGAAGGTCTACAGCGAAATCAGTAACACCTAATGTATATACCAGAGCTCGAACTTCCACCATCAGACAGCTTATCGGCAAAGTCGATGAGCATGTCGAACAGGCCGAGCACTCGTATGCCTGGATTACGTTCTGGAGATGCAGGAAGTGCTTCGATAGCCACAGGAAGAAAGGAGGCAGCAGAGAAGTTGGCGGATGAGATGCGTATTGCCTATGCCATTTCTAGAGCACAGGCACATCAGTCAAGAATGCGAGCTAAGAAACAGAATAGAGATTCTCAGAGGAGTGCAGAGAAACGTAGACTTAGGTAACACCTAATTAACGCATATGAGTATTCCAAGTATCTCCTTGGCTTATCGCAGATCAGCCTTAATGACTGCGACGAAGGTTACTACCAAGCCGCCGTCAAAGGAGGTTTTGCAGGCCCGTGATGACTTTGCTGCATTCTGCAAGCACATGGGGAAACCTGCTGCAAAGCATATGTTGGAGTGGCATGCAGAACTATGTACTGGAGAAGATAGTGAATGTCTGATAGGAGTGGGCGGTCCAAACACATCGATCCTCGCACCACGCGGATCTGCGAAGTCCACTGTCCTTGGTTTGTTCGCTGCTTGGATGATTGGACGACATGCATCTGCCAAACAAATGCTGAGGATCTTGTACATCAGTTATATGGTGGACATTGCACGAGCGAAGTCAGCAACGATTAAGGGGATCCTGGCGTCTTCCAAATATCGCGAAGTATTCCCAATGGTGCGGTTATCCAAGATCCGCCGCAGTGATGAGTATTGGAGTATTGATCACGAGTTTGCAGGTATAGACACCAGTGGAGAAGAAGCGTTCACCATTGCCTGTGGTGGACTGAAGGGTGCCATCACTTCAAAGCGCTCGCAGCTGGTGCTGATTGATGACCCGATCAAGTCAGCTGCATCGATCAATAACCCGGACATCCGGCGTGAGATGGAAACCACGTGGACAAACGTTATTGCACCAACGATGTTCCAGGGCGCTAGAGCCATCTGCCTAGGAACCCGTTTCCACTTTGACGATCTCCACGCCACGTTATTTATTCCCAAGAACAACTGGAAGCAAGTGGTTCAACAAGCGATCATTACAAGCGAGGACGGTAGACAACGATCGTATTGGCCGGACTTCTGGTCCATGAAGTATCTCAAGGAGCGGAAGACTGAGGACAGGATCGCCTTTGCCTATCAGTACATGAATACGGCAGTGCAGTCTAGTGAAGTCGGCATCAGCCCTGACCTGATCATCAAGGGTGAGGTCCCAGAGGACTATGACTGCCTGGGCGTAGGAATTGACCTCAGCTCTGGTATGAACGAGAAGAACGACTGGACTGTGTTTACTCTTGGCGGTATCAGTGAGGGCAAGATCTATTTGATCGACCAGCGACGATGCAGATCGATGGGAAACATCGAAAAGATGGATACATTATGTGAAATGTTGGTCGACTGGAATATTCTGAATGTCAATGACGATGACCAATTCTTTCCGACGATGTGCCCGTGCATGATATGGCCAGAAGCGGTTTCATATCAGTCGTCCTTTGAGGGAGACTTTAAGAGAATTATCTTTGAAGATCGTGCTTTGTACAACCTCAGTATTTCTCCTGTGAAAGGTTTTAGAGGAGACAAGCTTGCGCGATTGCGTGGCGTGCTTGGTTTGTTTGAGAATAAGAAAGTGATTTGGAATAAGTGGCGCAAGTGGGAGGTGCTCGAAGAAGAGCTTTTGAACTTTGGCCACTCTTCGCACGACGATACAGTCGACTCAATGGTATTAACGATGGGAGGTTTATTGAGAAGAGGTTCGTTACAATTAGAGTACAACGATGATAGCTTTAGATAGCAAAGGAAATGGGAAAAGAGACTTGGGGATCACTAAGCGATAAAGAGAAAGCTTATTTTGGGGGCAGTAAAACGACATTCCAGGCTGCTAGGAATGCAGCCAAAGCAGGTGGTGGAGATATAAGTAGGGCAAAGAGTATTAGAGATTTTGTACCTAAGTCATCCCCTGCTCCGAGTCCATCGCCGCCAGCACAGCAAGAAGCCAAATCACGAGCAACAACATATCACGCACCTGCCAATATCCAGAACTATGATCTGACAGCTGCTGGTGCTGGTGCCACAAAGGGTACAAATAGGATCAGTGGTAAAGATATTAACAACATGCGAGATGCTGGTTACGCCACTGCAGATATTATCAAGTTTGCAGAGGGTGCAATAGCAGGAGGATCTAAGTATGGCCAGAATACTTTGAACAAGCTTTCAAAGTTAAGATCAGCGATGGAGGCTAATGATAAATTAGATACGTCTCCTGCACCTACACCTACACCTACACCTACACCTCCAGTTACACCGGTAGAGCCGCCAAAGGAGGATGAAGGAAGTGGTTTTACACCAGGGCAAAAGTTTGACATAGTTCAAGGTGTACTTGATACGGGTAATAACACTCAAGCCGCTGGTGCTACAGGTTATGGTACTAATATCAGCAGGATTAATACTCAGGTTGCAGTCGATACTGGAGATATTGATGTTAGGGATAGTACAGTCCAGGGTGATTTAGTTTCTGGCAATAAAACTGTAGACCAAAGCATGACCGCAGTAAGCGGTGCATTTTTGGACGACTACATGGATAAAGTAGCTCCATCTATTGATGATGGAGAGTCAGTTGATCTTGATATTCCAGCGCAGACGCCTACATCCTCAGGTACAAATATTTCGACTGAGAATACGCAAGCCTCCGTTGATTCAGGTGACATAAGTGCGGTAAATAGTTATATCGGTGGCGATATGGTTTCTGGTAACAAACTTGTTGACCAGAGCATGACTATCACCTCTTATGGTGGTGGAGGCAAAGGTCCAGGCTTTAATAATATGCAGCTATCACAGCTTTATGGTGGCTTGAATAATTTAGCCCTGGCTAAAGAGAATGAGGGAGGCAGTACAGGCAGTCGTTTTGCCGGAAGCGTGCTCGCTGAGGTCGATCAAGTTATGAAGCCACAGGTTAATGTTAATAATTACTATGACGCTGTGCAGAAGTCTCTTGCTAATGATCAGGCGATGGCAACGAACTTTAGCTCGCTTCTTTACGGTGATATGTTCAATCAAGCATTTAAGGGCCTGGATTGGAAGGTCCCAAACCCAACGAAGAAGCCAGAAATAGATTACACCAAGTCAGATGAAATCTTGAGCAAAATCTCATAGACTAAAGTTAGTAGGCTATTAAGATATGAATCCACAAGTCAATAGTCAGTTTGAA